TCCTTGAATGTAGCTCTTTATAAACCTACCAGTTTGCTTTGCAACCCACAAAGCGGGAATAGAAGCCTCTAAAAACCATTTACTTAATCCATCCATATCTATGCACTCAACAAGTACAACTGGCTCTTCTTCTGTTGCAACTCGAACAGCTTCACTATCAATTATAGCTTGAAGAACGTATAAAGATTTAGCTAGCCAAACACCTGAAGCTAACCTATGCCATCCCTTTACTGAACTGCAATATTCCATAGTCTTTTTTTCTCTCGCATACATATAAAGCTCATCGAGAGACTTAACAAGTCTGTATTCCAAATTACTTCTCCTTTGTAGTTTTCCAAAATTTCTTAAACAGGTATACTTCTCTATGGTATGCTTCTATTTCCCAAGGTTGTTCCAAATAGGGGCACTGGGAATAGTCAGTCTTTCTCCACATATAGTCTATAGAGTTAATTTCTTCAAGTATAAATTGCTTTGCATGCACTAACTCATGTGCTAGATTTTGTGCTATTTCGTCAAGAGACAGCTTTTGCAAGCTGCCGTCTTCAAGCTCATAAAATCTACTTACGTCGATTAAGACTTCATTAGTGTCGCCGTTTGCTTGCCCAGTATTTTCATTTTTGAGAAGTTTTTTGAAACGTATTAAAACCTCTACATCATGCTCTACTGAGTTGGGTAACAAATGACGAAGACACTTTTGAATATATTTATCAAACTTCTTTGAGGATTTGCCTTTTATTGAGTAAACTACCATCTAAAACCTCCTTTATTATGAAAGTATTATACGGAATTTTAGCCCCTAAGTCAAGATTTAGTTTCTTGCCGCTTTAGTTCTCGCATACGCGCAGCAGCTTTCTTTCGTTGTTTCTTTGCAGATTTCTTCTCAAAGAATTCTTTTTCTCGAACGGCATTCAGTATGCCATTGTCCATTGTCTTACGTTTAAATAGACGCAATGCGCCTTCTACATTTGTTCCTCTTACGGTTACTTTCATTTGAATCTCTGTCCTCGTTTTCTTAGGTGTACTACCTGTTTATGAATATCATGCTCTACTCTTTTTGGAAGCAACTCAAGAAGCTCTTCTATAGAGGCGTGGTAGTACATCAGCGTAAGAACTTTATTCTCACGGTCTGTCCAACCTTGTTTTTTATCTTTTTTCATATGCGTATTATATAAGAGTTTGAGTGTTCTGTCAAGAAATATTTTTGAAAAAGCTTGGAGGACCTAAAAAATTATTCTTGACTTGACTTCTCATTTATTATATAATGCCTCTTTAAGTCTGAAAATAAAACTCTTGACAACACGCTTAAAACCATGTAGAATAGGTATTTAAGAAACTAAGGAAACTCTTATGGAAATACAAGTTTACGCTATATTTATTTTTACCTTGATAGGCTGCGGGATTACCTGCTATAATATAGGCAAAAAAGAAGGAATAGAAGCAACAATTGCACACCTGGTAAGTACAGGAGTAATAACTTTAGATGATTCTGAGGAGTAGCCTTGAACCTATTTTATCTTGACTCTGACCTTGATAAGTGTGCAGAGTACCACGTAGATAAACATGTAAGTAAAATGATTTTAGAGGCAGGCCAGATACTTTGCACAAATATGTGGATAGATAAGTATATTGGCTTTGTTCCTCGTAAACTTACTGCTGAAGAATGGGCAGTATTAAAAGAAGAAAAGAAAAAAGAAGTTAGGGATTTTCCTTATCTTCCTACAATGTACAATCACCCATCAACTATATGGGCCAGGTCATCGCTGGATAATTTTGAGTGGACACACTGCTATGCAAATGCACTTAATAGTGAGTATCACTACCGATATGGTAGAGAACATGCATCTGCTCTAGTAATAAATCAATTACCAGACCCAAAAAACATAGAAAGACTAGGCTTTACAACCTTCGGTCTTGCTATGCCAGACGAACTAAAAGATTATGATAACCCTATAGACAGCTATCGCAAGTTCTATATGGCAGATAAACAAAATTTTGCATCCTGGAAAGGTAGAGAAACGCCGTACTGGTGGTCAGATACAGAAGCGAAAGAACTCAATGCAAGAGGAATAGGTAGAAAAGCAACCACAGGAGTTAAAAAATGAATAGAGATAGAGTAAGAAAGCAACTAGAAGAAGATGAAGGCGTAAAGTACCATACTTACGAAGACCATTTAGGCTATAAAACTTTTGGCATTGGACACCTTGTACTGCCATTTGAGCCAGAATGGAACCTTCCAATAGGAAGAGAAGTATCAAAAGACCGAGTAGAAAAAGTATTCAATACTGACTTAGATGTCTGTATTAAAGAATGTGCTATTCTCTATGAGAACTGGGACTTCTTTCCTGAAGAAGTACAAGAAATACTCGTAAATATGTTGTTTAACCTTGGGCGACCTCGCCTAAGTAAGTTTAAAAACTTTAAAGCCGCCTTAGATAAAGGCGACTGGAAACTTGCCGCTACTGAAGGAAGGGATTCCGTATGGTATCGTCAAGTAAGCAATCGCGCAGAGCGATTGATGGGACGACTAGAGAATGTCATTAATAGCTAGTTTGATTGGGCCAGTTGCTGGTCTATTAGATAAATTTGTGGAGGATAAAGACCAAAGAAATGCTCTAGCTCATGAGATTGCAACGATGTCTGAGAAGTATGCAAACGAGCAAGTTATAGCACAGTTGGAAGTCAATAAAACTGAAGCAGCTCATAAAAGTTTGTTTGTTGCAGGCTGGAGACCTTTTATTGGTTGGGTATGTGGATTTGGAATGGCAGGTAATTTTATAGCCATTCCATTCTGCAATTTTGTACTTGCTCTGCTCGAGCAAAGCATTATTATACCTTTAGTACCTTTAGAAGAAATGATGCCAGTACTTATGGGCATGCTCGGATTAGGCGGTCTCAGAACTTATGAGAAAGTAAAAGGAGTTCAGAGAGAAAAATGAAAAAAGAATCCGCAGTAAGTCAGCTAGCATCATGTTATAAGTATGTTTACGATAAAGACCAGTATGGTTCAAGAGATGCATGGTATATTATGCTACCAAAAGCACCGCTAGACCATGACTATAAAGGAGACTGCGAAGACTTCTCGCTTACCTTGTTATTTCATATCAGCGATTATAGCTGGAAGAAGTTCTGGTGGAGTTTGCTTACTCGCAAAGCAAAGATTTGTTACTGCGAAGTAAGAGGAGAAGGTCACGCAGTTCTTCGTTATGAAGGTATGTATGCTGACAACATTCAATTAAAGTTTGTTGAGAAAAAAGAGATGGAGGAGAAAGGCTATATCTTCTCCAGAGTTCTATTTATTCCTTATCAAGTAGGGGTTAAACTGCTTTATGGTAGCTTTCTTAAGTGGAGGTTGTCAAAGAAATCATAAATTAACTCTTGACTTTATGCTCAAATTACCTTAAAATATCTTTTTGAAAATGAAGAAAGAGGTAATTTGAGATGGAGGAAGCCTGCCCTAACTGTGGAGAGTATCTTAACGGAGATGGTTATGGTATGCCAGTTCGCTGCCCTAACGCATCAGAAGAACGCTGGTGGTATTCAGAGCCAGACTCCGGCCCTTACTATTGTTTAGAGGATGAAGAAGAGTGAAGCTAAGAGAGAAGCTAGATAAGAGAATGGACGAGCTACAATTCTTAATGGAGAGTAATCGTCATTTAAGCAACCCAGAAGAGTTAACTGCTCTAGTTGATAAACTTACTTATGCCTGGGAGGTATTGACAGAGGAGGATAGAGATTATATCCAATGCTGCCAGTACGCAATTGAAGAAAATATGGAGTGGAATATTGATGAGTAATGTTAACCTGATATCTCTGAGTAAGCCTACCGCATACTCAGAGTGTTTTACAGCAGAGCAGTTGGTAGCCTATGCTGCTAGAGTAAGTAATCCTGCTAATCAAAATAATACTAAAACAGCAGGAAAGCTCATTAAGTTTTTAATCAAGGAGAACCACTGGTCTCCTTTAGAGATGGTGCACTTAACTATCGAGATTAAAACTACGAGAGATATCGCTAGGCAGATTTTGAGGCATAGGTCTTTCTCGTTTCAAGAGTTTAGCCAACGATACGCAGTAAGTGAAAACTTTACTACTCGCGAAGCTAGGCTGCAAGACCCTAAGAATCGACAAAATAGTATTGAATCAGATAATGATGGGTTAGACATAGAATGGCATAAACGCCAACGAAAAGTTATTGCAGCCTCAAAAGAGGCTTATCGTTGGGCGCTAGATAATGGTATTGCTAAAGAGCAGGCCAGGGCTGTATTGCCAGAAGGAAATACAGAGACAACGCTATATATGGCAGGTTCTTTGCGCTCTTGGGTTCACTATTGTAATCTTCGCAGAGCAAATGGCACTCAGAAAGAGCATATGCAAATAGCTCAAAAGTGCTGGGAGATTGTAGAACAGCACTTTCCTGAAATAACTGGAGAATAGCAATGGAGGAAGGGCGCAAATTTGATAGTCAAAAACCAAAGATGTACCTTCTGCCTCCAAAAGCTACTATGGAAGTAGCAAAAGTATTAACTTTTGGTGCAGAGAAGTATGATGAAGAGAACTGGCGCAAACTAGATAATCTTCAGAAGAGGTATACAGGAGGTGCTTTACGTCATATATTTGCTCACATGGATGGAGAAGACTTAGACCCAGAGACTGGTTATAGTCACTTAGCACATGCAATGTGTTGTTTATTGTTCAAACTGGAGGCACAGCTTGAGAAAGCAGATAAAGAAGAAAGAGCATGAGCAATTATCTAGCTCCAATATTCAAAAAGTTATCGGGCTGCTAAACCCACAAGATGCATCAGTTAAGCCAATTACAAAGAAAGACGCTTGCGAAATACTAAATATATCATATAATACTACTCGATTAACTCAGATTATTCAAAACCATCTAGACCAAAAAGAGTATGTATCAAAGCGCAAAGCACAGAATAGAGGTAAAGCTGCAAGTAATAGTGAAATTTGTGAAGCAGTTACTGATTATCTGCAAGGCGCAACAGTTAGTGATATATCTAGAAGACTATATCGCTCTGCGGGGTTCGTAAAGACTTTACTAGATAAAGTGGGTGTGCCACATCGTCCAGGTAATGATGAAGAAAGAAAAGAGCTGGAATACTTTCCCGATGAGTGTGTATCAGAAGATTTTGCGGTTGGTGAAATCGCATGGTCTTCCACTTATCATAGCACTGTGATAGTTGACCAAAAGTTGACGAAGGAGTATATTAGTGACAAGTCTGGACTTCAGGCTTTTGACTATGAAAGAAAGTATGGAACTTACTGCTATGCGGTATATGTTCTACAGAAAGTTAAATCAGAAGACCTAGACATTCAGACTGGTGGATTTAACGCATATGTACCAGCCTATGAATTAGGTAAACTAGAGCACTTGAAGAAATATGGACTTGATTTGTCGAGGATATAAAAAATATTTCTTGACAATGATCCTCGATCCGTATATAATATAAACTCACAAACAGAGGAACATATTAATGATCTCACAAGGCGCAAACGCAGTAAAATCAGGGCAGCATTTAGAGACGGAACTTTTTGATATTATGCAAAGTTTTCGACTAACGTTACAGACTCAAGTAATTTTTACAGATTGTTATAATAACCCACGCTCAAAAATGGATTTCTATATACCAGAACTAGACTTGGCTATAGAGTGCAAAAGACAGATGGGTTCAGGAACAGCAGACCAGAAGTTACCGTTCGTAATAGAGAACTTTAAGAAATTTCCCTCAAAATATAGCTTACTTGTCTTAGATGGCGACCACTATAAAAATAGAGCGGGAATCCATACTTATTTAAACTCACAAGTATCAGAGTATTTTAACTGGTGCTTTATAGAAGATTTTGCAAGGACAATTAATGAGCAGACAAAAAACAGGGCAACGACTTAATCCTACAGACTTCTATCCAACACCTCCCTGGTGTTATGAGAATTTAGAGATTGATTGGTCTATGTTTTCATCTGCACACGAGCCTTGTAGGGGGGATGGTAGAATACAGTTCTTTTTAGAAGAGCAAAATATTCCCTGTACTTATTCTGAGATTATGGAAGAAAAAGACTTTTTTGACCATACAGAGAAAGCAGACTTGATTCTATCAAACCCACCATTTAGTATTGCAAGAGAATTTATAGACCATTCTCTTCTTTTATCTGATACTTGTATTATGCTACTAAGGATTAACTATTTAGGCAGTATTGGCAGGCATGAGTGGTGGAAGCAGAATACCCCAACAGCATTACATGTTCTCAGTAAGAGACCTAGCTTTACTGGTAAAGGCACAGATGCTACTGATTATGCCTGGTATATTTGGGATAAAACAGCACGACTTGATAGAGGGGTCTTTTTTGTACCTCCCGCTACCAAAGAGCAGAACTCTTTAGCAAACGAATTAGCTTGTGAAGCATTGCTAGAGTATCAAAAAAATATTTCTTGACGCGTAGCTCAAATTCTCGTATAATATCTTTTCTAAATTGGAGATATGAGTTTGGGAGACCGATTTTATCAACAGCAAAGAGATGCCACTGGAACTTGTCCAGGGGTAAAAATTACTACTAAGAGGAAAAGAAAGATGTGGGACGACGATAAAAAAGCAGAAGCAGTTACAATGTATGAAGAAGCAAACCCAACTCCTGAGAATTCTATGGAGATTGTTAAAGATATCGCAGCCGAGTTAGATGAGTCACCAAACGGTGTTCGTATGATTCTTACTAAAGCTGGTGTGTACGTTAAGAAAGCTGCTGCTACTAAAGCTGCTGCCTCAGGTGCCGCTACTAGCTCTCGTGTATCAAAAGCTGATGCGATTGCAGCCTTGGTTGCTGCTATCTCTGATGCAGGTCATGAAGTTGACGAAGAAATTGTCTCTAAATTGACTGGCAAAGCTGCACAGTACTTTACTACACTGCTTGCATCGAATTAATGTCGAACTTCAAGGAACACGTTAGAGGCGCTATAGCCTCTAACGTGATAGCTAACTACTTAATGAGTAAAGGTTATGAGGTTATAAAAGAGGGGACTTCACAAGGTTTAGTAGATATTGTCGCTATTAACACTAAAACAGGAAAAACCTACTTTGTAGACTGTAAATGCCTAAGTAGAAGAGCTAACGGTACTAGGGTAAATAGAGTACTTAAACAAGCACAAAAAGATTTATCTAGTGCTTCTGGTATAGACTTTATTTTAGCATACGCAGATACTGACACTAATGAGGTAGAAATACCTAAGCTAACATAATTCCGCAGTCCGCCTAGGGCCGCCGGAGTACGCAGGAGGAATGCGCTGCCTGCGAAATCAAAAAAACGGCGCAACTTTAATCCTTTATAGACAGCACAGTAATAAATATTGCTAAACTGCTACTAAAGGAGCTACAGTGAAAAAGCAAGAACTAACGTACTTAGTACGTGAATATGGTGATGCCATAATTACTTATCGTAGTGAACAATCAAATAAGCTAAAGTACAATGTCTGCACACTTGATTTCTCTGTACCTTATATTAAAGGTAAAAAGAATAGGGCGAAGGAGACAGAAGATACTCTGCTGTTTTTCTGTTGGGACACTGATTCCTACAGACTACTCAAACCTAGTAGCGTATCTAGCGTGATACCCCTCTCCTCTATTCTTAAAAATGAAGGTAGGCGCTAATGGAGCTTTTCGAGGCTCCAGAGGCTTATTCGCGTGTAATACACTATGATGAAACAAAAGAGATTCAGGTTCGTCTCACCATTAATACTTTTAGGGGAATAGAATATATTCACCTACGAAAGTACTATATGGATTTTAATGAAGAGTGGTTGCCTACTCCGGAAGGTGTAGCTATGCCTCTTGACTTTAATAATTCGAGAGAGTTGTTTGCAGGGCTTATAGAAATACTTTCCCTGGCAGAATCGAAAAGTGTACTAGAAGAACATTTCTTAGATTTAATTCAAGACTTGTATAAATAATTCTTGACTAAGAGCTAAAACTGACGTATAATATCTTTTCAAATTTAGGAAAATCTATGCGTAACTTTTTAGACAATGCGAGTAAGCTCTATTACGAAGGCTCTCCTATTCTTACGGATGGAGAGTTTGACCTCTTAGCTGCTAAACATAATTACAATAATGTAGGCTACACTGTTACAGATGCCATCGAGCACGCATTTCAGATGTACAGCCTGCAAAAATACTTTAGTTTAGCAGATGCTCCCTCACTTGAAGGTTATGTATGTACTCCTAAACTTGATGGGGCTGCTGTTTCCATTCTATTCTTAGATGGAACATTCCAGTTAGCCCTTACCAGAGGGGATGGTATTCAAGGTCGTGATATCTCCGATAAACTGCGACATCTAGTTCCTAGTAGTATTTCTACTAAAGGGCTAGTCCAGATTACTGGTGAAGTAGTATCCCCCAAGTCCATACCAAACGCTCGTAATTACGCTGCGGGTACATTAAATCTCAAAGACTT